CTTAGTAAGTTGGGTCATATTAAATGGGTCTTTGATTCCAGTCCGTCACTCGATGATATCGAGTTGGAGATCAGAGCGTACGTGGAGTTATACGGAATTGCTCCAGAGTTAATCATCATAGATAACTTGATGAACGTGGCAGCAGAGACTGATAATGAATGGGCAGGCTTACGTGCGATTATGATGGAGCTGCACGATATGGCACGTAAGACAGAAGCCTGTGTATTAGTCCTGCACCACGTCTCTGAGCAGTCAGAGTATGGCTCACCAACTAAGCCACCTGCCCGTCGTGCTATTCACGGCAAGGTAAGCCAGTTGCCAGCGTTGATACTAACCCTGGGTTATGATCCGTTGAACGCAGAGTTAAACATTGCAGCAGTAAAGAATAGGTTTGGGCCACACACGGCTGATGCTTCTGACTTTACATCGCTAATGGTTAACTACGGAGCTTGTCAGATATCAGATAGAAACGCCTTCGGTGCAATGCTAGGGCGGGATGCACGAGCAGGTTATACTGGGGACTACATCGTAGATGAATATGGAAATGAGATAGAACAATGAGTGAGAAGAAAATTGCTGGATTTTGGTGGGCGTATGGTCGTAAGCGAGGGTTTGGTATTGGCTTTGATATATCTGATTATCATTGGAATATTGATCTTGGCTTTTGGTATTTTGGACAGGAGTTCTAATGAGTCATTTAGATAGAGAAGTAGCTATTCTTAAAGTGGACTTGGCAAACTTCTTCAATGCTTTAATTCAATCCGGTGTGGTTGAGATAGTTAAAGACGAAGAAGGTCAGATGGTTTACAAGACTAATAAGGTTGTGCTTGTAGATGAGCAACCCGAAGTACAATAAGGCCAAGGGTGCAGCCTTCGAAATAGATGTAATGAAATGGTTTCGTAGTCTGGGTGTACTAGCTGAGCGCTTGCGCTTAGCAGGCAAGGACGACGAAGGTGATTTAGTATGCGTGGTTGCGGGACAGACATACATACTAGAACTCAAGAACACGGCAAGACTAGACCTGCCTCAGTTCTGGAGAGAAGCAGAAGTTGAGGCGCTTAACTACGCTAAGGCTCGTGGTATCGGAGAAGTGCCACTGCACTATGTTGTAGTTAAGCGTCGCAACGCTGGCATAGAGAAGGCTTGGGTGGTCCAAGACTTACAGCAATGGTTAAAGGAGAAACAATAATGGCAGTACCAGAAGGTATGATTACAACGTCACAGATTTGGAGTGAAGATGGCAACAACAATCAGGCCGTTGAAGAGGCGACGCAAGAGAGCGTCAGTGAAGAAGCCAATGCCACAGAGTCAGAGGTGGTCGAAGGTGGAAGTGAGACAGAAGATGACTCAGAGTAAACTAACTGAACAAGAATTTGCAGAAGGTGTTGCAGCTCTTATGGTTGAATCACCAGATCCTGAAAATCCAAACCTAGAACACAACGCTTACAACTGGGGACTTGCACACGCAGGGTTGCTCTTTAACGGAGTGAAGGTTGAAGTTATTAAAGGTATGCAACCTAAATGATTTGCCAGCCTTGTATGGATGCAGGCGAATACAATCGCTTGGATCAGATTAAACTTAGCAAAGCACATCACGAACAATGCGAGGGGTGCGTATGCCAGCACAAGACTGGTCCAGGTTGGGTTTTAAGAAAAGGTTCAAAGGCTCCGTTGATGCGAACTCAATCCCCATAACACCCATCATTGCCTTCTATGGCGGTGAAGTAAGAGAAGGTAATGGAGCATCGGTGCGTTGTGTACTACACAATGACAGTCATAGGTCTGCATCTATTAACACCTATGACAATCTGTATTTCTGTTTTACCTGTGGCAAGGGAGGCAACGCCGCAAATATAGTTTGCCTCATAGAGAATCTGGAGTTTAACGATGGCCTCAAACGTGCAGTCGAAATTGCAACTAGAAGCGGCGCAGAGATACGCACAGGAAATAACTCCAGAAACTCTCGTCGCGCTAGAAGAACGTGGGATATCTGAACTTGCAGCAGCTAAGTTCCAACTAGGCACAGTCGTTGATCCTATTAACGGTCACGAAATGCACGCTGGTTGGCTATCCATCCCCTACATCACGGCCCTTGGTGGGTGTGTAGGCTTTAAGTTTCGTAGGTTAGATGATGGCAAGCCTAAGTATGGCAGTCCTACTGGGCAGAAGGCCCATCTATACAACGCTGTTGATGTGACAGTGAGTAGTCCCTACATCGTGGTCTGTGAAGGTGAGTTAGATACAGTCATTACTAGCGGTGTCCTTGGTATCCCTGCAGTGGGTGTCCCTGGAGTACAGGCTTGGAAGCCACACTTTGCTAAGTTACTGAACGGCTATGACAGTGTATTCATTGTGGGCGATAACGATGTGAAGGAAGATGGCTCTAACCCAGGAGCAGACTTTAGTAAGCGTGTTCAGCAAGAGGTATTGAACGGAGTAATAGTAACATTACCACCTAATATGGACATTAACGACTACTACTTAGCCTATGGTGCTGATGCAACGAGAGCTTTGCTAGTAGGAGAGCAGAATGGATAAGAGTGAATGGCAACAGATGATACTAACTTTGCATACTATGGGCTTTCACATCTTGCAGATCAACGAAGAAGAGGAGACGCTACTAATATGTCCAACCCGAACCCGTTAGTAGACCATCTTGCAGTAGTTGGATACCGTGCTGCTGGTGTATCAACTGATGACCTTACATCTTTCATTGAATCCTTTGCATCCCTGCGTGCTAGCCGTGTGCGTGGTGTGGGTGCAGACCAGTATGCGATAGCACAAGGGCAGAAGTTCGAGTCCTTTACTACTGGCGATACCATTAAAGAACTGATTGAAGAGCTGGCAGATGCTAGCAACTACATAGACTTCCTTGCTATCAAACTATTAAACATCCAGCACACTATAGATTTGGTGCTACCTGACTGTGACTGAACAAGAACTTATACTAGGCGATGCCTTAGAAGAACTTCCTAAAATAAAAGTAAAAGAAAAAAAGTTTGTAATTGTAACTGACCCACCTTTTAATGTTGGTTATCATTACAATACCTACAAAGATAATATGGATTCAGAAGAGTATTATGAAATGCTTGCTTCTGTATTTCAATATGCCCCTTTTGTGGTTATTCATTACCCTGAAGAAATATACAAGATAGCCTTCCAGGTTGGTGAATTTCCAGACAAAGTTGTAAGTTGGGTTTACAATTCTAATACAGCAAAACAGCACAGAGACATAGCCTTCTTTGGTATTAAGCCAGACTTCAAACAATACGGACAGCCATATAAAAATCCTACAGACAAAAGAATTATGCAAAGAATTGCCGATGGTAAGATAGCAAGACTGTATGACTGGTGGGAGATTAACCAAGTTAAAAACGTATCTAAAGATAAAACTGCTCACCCTTGCCAGATGCCTTTGGAAGTTATGAAAAGAATTGTTGGTATCTTGCCACCTGACTACACGATAGTAGACCCGTTTATGGGTTCAGGTACAACAGGTTTAGCCTGTAAAGAATTAAATCGAAACTTTATAGGTATTGAAATGGATGCAGAATATTATGCTATCGCTCAGCAAAGGATAGATAGTGACTGAACTACACCCATCCATATATGACATAGCACCATCGGTAGCACAGACCATCCACAATAGGTACAAAGCCTTTGTAGACCTTGATGATGTCAAGCAAGAGTGCATCAAGTGGGCGCTATCGCGTGCTGCATATTTGAATGAGCAGTTGTCAGAGCCTGAGATTAAACAGCGTCAGCACAATGAACAGCGTGTTGGTTGGCAGATGTTTCGAGCTGCTGAAAGGTATGCTCGCAAGGAGAAGTCAATCAGGTCCGGCTATCACATTTCTGATGAGTCTTACTATGAGACTGCCAACCTAGCACAGCTACTGCCCTATGTAATTGCATCGGTGATAGATGGCACAGTCCTTGAGCAGGCACAAGAGATGATCCGTGATGGCAGACCCAAGAGTTCTTCCTCACCAGCAGAAGGTGGCAACTTACTTGCTATCCTGATTGATATTAAGAAGGCTTACACAGCACTTGATGTAGAACACCAGAGCATACTGGTCTGGCGTTACCACCAATCTATGACACTTGCACAAGTAGCACAGTTACTAGAGTGTGCTGTATCTACAGCAGATCGCAGGATTACCTTTGCGCTCCGCGCCCTGCAGGATAAGTTAGGTGGGCAAAGTCCTTGGAGATGAACGAGTTAATCCTTTTTGACTTTCTTAAGTTCAATCTCTACCCAGATTTAGAGAGAGCACCAGGAATCTATGATGCCTTCGACTGCACCTCACAGAAGGCTGGTCACTTCATTGAACTCAAGTGTCGCCAAACCCATTATTCTACGCTACTTATAGAGCAGATGAAGTACCGCAAGCTGATGGAGCAGGCATACCATCGTGAACTACTGCCCTTCTATATCAAC